CCACTTGTCATGTCACCATGACTGTCCGGATATTTCCGGCCTCTTGCGGGATGTTATGCCGCTAGTGTGTCGCACCAGGAACTAACGGATGCGTATCTACGCACCCAGTTCCCTTCGTCCACTCGGGATAACTGACCATAACCAACAGAATCGTTGGCCTTGTATCCATCGTACTTGCGAAGCGTGTTAAACGGAATTTTACGTCCGTTATCAATGCTATCGTTCATAACCGATGCGACAGCCTGTTCCTTTTGTAACATACCGGAAAGGTATGCAACAGGTCCAGACATATCATGGTCATTCGTCTCTTCTCGTAGGTAATGGAACCCATAAACCCACGACATCAACTCGTTGCACCATTTCCGTCTTTTAGGCGGTGATACAACTCGGAGACCACTCTTCGAACCGAAGCTCATAGGCACATAACACCGTTGTCTTGGTGGTATAGGCTTAAGAATGTCAGAAACTATAGATTCTATCGTTTGTGGATCAGCCCAAGTCCATTCTCGCAAAGCGTTCGCGAGATGGTATGAATCGGCCCACGTTTCAATAGGATCCTTTATCCTGAAAGGAGAAACATCAGACCCCAAAAAGTAATGCTTACCGCACGACTCTCTGAAAGGCCCGCTCACGAACGTTTTATTCCGGTTAGTTTCAAAACCAAGGTTTTGAAGCGTACGGATCAATGTGTTCGCAGCGCGTCCGTCTATAATGATATCATCACCATAGACAGCGAGATGGTCCGATTCGATGGCGTGCGCGGTGAGGGATGCCTTGCTTAAGGCCCAAAACAACAGGCTCTCAAGTTCGAACGTAAACCCATTGCCCATGCTGCTGATTTTCTGCAATCTGACCATTTTACCGTCAATTTCGACGTAGGCAGATCGCATCATCAACATGGCTTCGTACCAGTCTCTGGGAAGAAGCATCTCGCAAACGCGTAATGACACACTGTCAGAAGCGGATGAGAGGTCAATGGTAGCAAGTAAGTCAGTGATGGACCCCAAAAGGGCCAGAACCTGATTACGCACTTGCGAATTTAAGTTTATTCCAACACGCTTCAGACGGCCCCTAAGCATTTTACCGACCCCTTTCTGAAAGAACATATTCAGTTCGGGCTCGATGCATATAGGGCGATCTTTATCGCTATCTTTAGGAACGGTGTCAAACCTGGATCCTGGTACAACTTGTACCCAGGAATACGGATCACTCTCTCTACCATAAAGATCTTGGCAATGTTGCCTCCAAAGATCGTTATGCCAGATTGTAGTAATCGCAAGGTCGCGACAATTAAGGGTTACGTGCGGTTTTCCTGACAGCTTGAAATACGCGTTGCCTTGTTTCTTTTTGCAACGTGTACTCGCGCCGCCAGAAAACTCGCAGGCCGAATGGTGCTCATTCCAATCAAATTTACCGAGCGCTCGTTCTATGTAACGACGAGCAATTTCGATAACAGACTGTGACTGGCGTTCCAAAGGTACGCCAGAAACATAAGGAAGAGCGTCAACCTCACGGTTAATCTGTCCACAAGACTTCTCACTTTTAAGGAAACCATCGAGAGCAACAGCCCGTCTATCGATATTGATAGGAAATGAGCTGTACTTACGGAGAAGGCTCCATGACTGATACGCTAGAGCAAAGCTCTGCGCATCGTTGTAATCATTCGGGAAGGGCATTTCTGCCTTCACGATTGCCATGTAGTCTTCACAATTGGTCGCGCTTGCCGATTTCATACCGGCAGTGCCACACAGTTCGTAGATTCTGTGTGCCAGTGAGAGCGTAACGTCTAAACGGGGATCTTGGCAACTTGCCATTTACAGGACTCCTGTACTACGAGGAAAGCGAGGACACAACTAACTCAGTTGATGCCTTCGCGAGCGCTGAATGCGGTCACCATGTCGGCGTTAGCCAACATGTTACGACCGATCACGAAGCAGTCTTTGATGACTGCTTCGGGTACCGCCGGATCAGAGATCATACGCACTTCCATACGGACAGTGCTATGCACAACCTCCACACCGTCTTTCACGACGACGTAGGGATATGCAATCTCGATTTGTTCCAGTGCGGTACCGCGACCCTTCCCCGGGAGTTTCTGGGTAAAGATCATGGTGACACGCTTCAGCAGACTGCCATCACTGGCAGATTCTGCATATCGTGCCACGCCCGCCGCGACGCCCAGTGCCTTGAAGACACGAGCCAGAGGGGTTGCTTTACCATCATCGACAGTAATTGGAGTTTGAACTGGCATAATATAGCCCTTGTTGTTGGTTTATTTGAGCCGTTGCACTACAAGCGCAATAGCGGTGATGGCCTGGTTCACGGATGTAGGGGCGTCAAGGACGATCCTAACTAGCACCTCTTCCTCAATTAGAACTTGTCTACGCATATACATCTCATGGAACTTAGATGGTGCGTGGGCATGGACTTCCGGGGAATAAACGAGATTGCTACGCTTATCAGTAAAGCGAAACGTGGGCTGGACCATTGCATCGTACGAGTGGTGCTCTGAATAACTACCAGTTAGGTAGTCAAGGGTAAGACCCATGTTCAGTGCAGCCAACCAGTCGCCAACATTGACGAACCAGTCCGCAACGAAGGTTAAGGGATAAGCTTGCCAAGCCAACTGGCCTGGATTTATAAAGCCAAGTCGTGAGACTTGATCCCAAAACTCCGATTTCGGCCTATACTTCAATACAACTTGTTCCTTGACCGTATCGGTCCCCACAACACTAACATCCATATAAAGCTTATGCTGGTTTATAGCTTCCTGAATCAACAGAGTGTTGAAACGGGAACTATTAATAGCAAATGGAGTCGTTTGACGGGCTCTGGCGGTAATGGTCAATGCGCGCGATCCACGTTGCAGGTGAGACAACATACCTGCCATGTCTTGCACGATTGGACCAAAGCCAAAGGAGAACTTCAGCCAATTGTCCGCGAACGTTTTGTTACGTTTAGCCCCACGGGGCTTTCGTACTCCTAGTTCACGGGCGGCAGCAGCGAAACGTCCGTTGCGTACCAGTTTTGCTGACGTAGCGATCTTCTTTGCAGAACCGGCTAGAAGGGAAGAAGTCTTGTCTAACTCGGCAAAAAACAACGCCAAGTTGACTTGTTCTTCTAAAGCTCCCTTTATTGCACGATTGATCAAAGCAGTTCGAGATTGTTGATCACTTCTCAGAAATCCGGAACTAACAGCTCCGGGCACAGGTACCCATCCAGTTACAGCTATGGATGCGCGCCATTTAATGGGGTCGTTAGACCACTGTGGTTTCTGATAGTAAACCAGTGAAGAATTCACTGGAACAATCTTAGGAGGTAAGTACGACCGTTGATACGGGCCGTGCTTTACCTTGTGGAAAGGGTCAACACGATATATCATACGAAAATCAGACGATTTTATTGACTGCGGATTACTTTTAGTGCTGGTGGTCACGGTTGAACCGGACTGTTGCCAATACGAAAAAGTAAGCGGAGTAACGTAATCGTTAGTATCGTTTTTGATAATCATGTCACACCCCTCTACGATAGCAAGCATCACCAATGGCAGCGATGCCAAACTACTGTTCCCGC